AATCCGAGTCCGGCTGCCACCGCGTCGAAACAGTTCGAAATGAATAATTTGGTGAGGGAGAATGCTGTATCTTGGGCTGAAAAAGCCGCAGCTCAAGAACACAGGAACTATCTAGTATCTAACACACGAATCACGGATATGATGAAAGAAATGATGGAACATTCGGACAAGATGGCGGATGAATCAGAGAAGAATCAAGTTATTGTGGGTAAAATCTTCGCACTCAAGTTTGCGCCCGAACCAGTGGAGAAACCTAGTATCTATGAGCGTGTGTGTAGAATGTTTTGATGTGAAATTCTCAAAAACACGAAACGATAGTAAGGTTTCGTCTTTTATGTTTAAAACACGAATTTCTTCGTGTATTCGGTCTAGGTGAACCATCTTGTATTTAACGCAGAATTTTGTTGGCTTAGAGACTTTCAATGAATATGTGTTAAGATGGTAGTTCCAAATAAATCTAATTTGTCTAAAATATGGGAAACGAGACGTAATAATCTTCCATACGAAAAGAGTTTTGCATCCCACCCTAAAGCTAAACTTGTAGATTTGGAACATCCGAATAACAAAGGAATTGATTTGACGAAAAGATCATGGGGTTCAAAAACACCACTCACTTTGAAATGTGACTGTTGTCCTCATCATTATGTACAAAACCCACATTCGATGACCAGGGAGAAAAAGCGTGTATGGCGTAAATCAGAAAAAAGATGGAAAAATGAGGGACCTAAGGGATGTCCATATTGTGCTCATCAGAAATTGTGTGATGATGATACGTGTCAATTTTGCCATGATAATAGTTGTGCAAATATTCCATGGTTGTTAAAATCCTGGAGTTCCAACAATAAAAATACCCCACGGCAAACTTTCGCGAACGCCCATCAATCGGTAGAAGTTAATTGTTGTGTATGTGAACATCAATTTGAAGTTAAACCCATTAATGTCAGAGATGATGGTGGTTGTAGGTTTTGTGCAAACCAAGAACGATGCAAGGATCCAAATTGTAATATTTGCAGTAAGAAGAAATTTTCTGCACACCCAAAAGCTATTCATTGGAGTAAAAATAACGAAGATACACCTGATGACGTGAGTATGTTTTCTCCTCAAATAAGACTATTTGATTGTCCGGATTGTGGACACAAAGATATGCCTATGATTATTGGAAATATAACTAAACGTAATCAATGGTGTGGATATTGTTCTATTCCCCGCAAACATCTTTGTGGTGACAGTAATTGTGAACATTGTATTGCAGGTAGTATAGCTTCACTTCCACAATCTGCATATTGGGACTACGAAAGGAATGGTGATTTAAAACCATATGGTGTCTGTCGTAGCACAGACAATAAGCATTGGTTTAAATGTCCGGAATGTAATATTCCTTTTCAAATATCCGGAAGTAGTTTGTGTAGAGGATGTTTCTGCAGCACCTGTTATAGAAAAACCGAGAGAAAAGTGTATAATGGACTCATTAAATACTATCCTACACTGAAGAGAGAATTTACAGCAGACTGGTGTAGAGGTGTAAAAAGTAGAAAACTTCTTCAGTTTGATTTTTGTATCAGGGAAAAGGCTGTGATAATTGAATTAGATGGAGGACAACATTTTGAAGATGTCAAGCATTTTAAATCGTCTTTTGAAGAACAACATGAAAGAGATTTACTCAAGCAACTAGATGCAAATGACAATGGTTTTAAGGTTATACGATTAATGCAAGAAGACGTTTGGTTAGACAAGTATGATTGGCTCGCCGAACTCTTAAAGAATATTGAAGACGATACGAAACAAAATGTTTTCATGTGTAAAAATGGTGAGTATGATTTTTTCAGTGAATCTATGGAAATGATCACTTCCTCAAATCAGAATCCGCCGTGTAGTACGTCTTACCCTTCGTGACGAAGCTGTGTACCCTAGCATACCCCCACGCTTGTGGAGAGGCTCCCGGACGATGCCCGGTTCTCCACGCAGCGAGTCCCCTGTTGTAGATGGTCTTCACGGTCTTTAGAGGCAGGCCAGTAGCCTTAGCAATTTCAGGGAGAGATTTGACTCCCGGATACATCTTTCTAAACTTTTGCGTGTAGGAAGAGGTCTTTGTCTTCTGTCCCTTGTCCGTCTCGAAAAATTTATAATTTTTCCGGAGCATCTTCTTGTAGCGGGTCTCGACCTCCTTGAGGGTAGTGAGTCCCCTGAAATATTTGAGGGGTGCATAGATCTTACCTTCGGATTTACGCAGTTGCCCCACCTTCTTGGTGATGGCTGCATCGCTGAGAGGCATCTTACTTTGTCTTGAGATATTTTATAGCCGAAGCGATATTGGGATAGATGCATTTTCCGAACCTGACACGACCTGTCCTAGGATTGTAGTACCCCTTGTGGCCATTGAAGATACATTTGTGAAGTTCACCCATATAAAAACTACAATATTATAATAATCAGTTGAGATGGGACTTTCGATTATTATGGGGAATATGTTTTCTGGTAAAACATCCGAACTTATCCGTCGACTTAAGCGTCTAAAAGTCATTGGTAAGGAAATCATGATTGTCAACTCAGCGAAAGATACCAGATCACCTGAAGAAGTTTTGAAAACGCATGACAATGTTAAGTTTAATTGCCACAAAGTGTATGACCTATTTGATATCATCGATACGGATGAATTTGAACGGGCTGATATCATAGCCATAGATGAAGCACAATTCTTTCCCAGACTCAAAAAATTCATAGAAGGGTGTTTATACCTAGAAAAATCGATTATTATCGCAGGTCTTGATGGAGACTGTTTTCAAAGAAAATTTGGTGAACTCATCGAGTGTATCCCTCTCGCAAGTGACGTAACTAAACTTTCAGCACTGTGTATGCATTGTAACGATGGAACACCGGGTCCCTTTACCAAGAGGATTGTCAAAGACAAAACCCTAGAACTTATCGGTGGGAGTGATATGTATGAAGCAGTGTGTCACAATCACCTGTGAATATCCAAGATGAGTACAACCCTTCGACCGTCACTGGTTTTCATCAGTTCATGATATCTCGCGTGATCAAAGAGGATATCTTCACCCTCTTTGTGTACGTGCCTACCATTCTCAGTGTACAGGCTACAATCCCCATCACCGTGTATAGTCAACTGGTATCGTAGGAGTTCATTTGATTCAGCGCGATGTGGATGTAAGACCATGGGACCCTCTATGACCGCAAATGAAGCACCTTCTCTACTTATACATGGTATTTGACGAATGAGACTATTTAAGAGTGGAAATTGTTCAGCCTTATAAAAATAGTATCCATCATTCTTTTCAAACCACGGATTCATATCATGGTACCAAGTCTTTTCTAAAGTTGGTGAAACTTTTTCAAACTCTTCACGTAACTTGGAGTAATGAAGTTTCAATAGAAGAAGACCTGGGTAATTCTTTACATCATACTCCGATAGACACTTAACCATTTCTCGGAATGTATTTTGTATACCAAGGAGTGGTCGCCACATATTTGAAAAATAAAGGTGGTCGACGGGCGGTTTTACATAATCATACAGGACCATCATCATGGGTACAAACATAAACCGCCACATTATTTTCTCAGTAGATAATAAAAATGCCCGGATACCCCAAGTCCATGTATGCCGAGCCCAAGCCCACAGAGGAGGTCGCGACTACCAAGTCTCGCTTCTCTATGCCTGCTCTCCCCCAGCTTACCATCATCCAGATGGTTCTCGTCGCGCTCATCGCGGGCTATGCCTTCACTTCGCGTAAGATGAACGGTGTCGTCGTTGCCAGCCTTGCGCTGACCGTTGGTCTCCTCCACATGTACGACCACCTCTACCGTATCAAGCGTGGCCCCGAAAAGCTCTTCTTCCTTCCCCAAGCTAAGAAGGAGGGGTACAGCTGCTGCGGCAAGTAAAAATCTCAGTAAATATAAGTATGCGCGTCAAGATAACTCGTAGCCCTAACCCTAAAAAGAAGTTCAGGGCTGTCTTAGAAGACGGCAGGACTGTTGACTTTGGTGCCAGTGGATATTCCGACTACACCAAACACAAGAATCCTTCACGTATGCGTTCCTATGTGTTACGCCATGGGGGTCATGTACCCAGACAAACCATAGAAGAACGAGATCCCAAGAAGATCCAAACAAAAATGTTAAACGTCGATCGGAGCGATAAAGAGAATTGGAAGATGAGTGGTATCGACGGGGCTGGTTTTTGGTCCCGTTGGTACCTCTGGAGTTTTCCTACGTTTCAGGGTGTTGAGAAGTTCATGAAGAAACGTTTTGGTATTAATTTAGTTTGAATTCAAAGTCCGTATTTTCAAAATCTTCATCTGATGTTAGACATATGTTTAATCCTTCACCCATATCACTTCTAGTAAAGTTATCATCTAGCCCAACAGCATTTTCCCATACATCTTTTTTACGTTTTGAACCACTGAGTGTAAAAATGTCATCTGGATATTCATCGACAATGGGTTGATATTTGTTTTCCTCTATACTACCATACATTTCCTTTACTTTATCACATATCCCACCATGTGCACCAGCGCGAAGGTTCTCCGCACCAATCTTAAGTATTCTCACTAATTCGAGTTTTTGTTCATCATTTAAATCCATAACGTTCTCTTTCTCAGCCTCATCCACAGCTTTTTTCTTATATTCTTTGTCTTCTTCTTTGTATGTTTTCAAACCTTTAACGATATCTGCTATTTCAGAAATTTTTACGGTTTTAATAAAGTGAGGTTTGGTTCCTGAGATAAACCCACCAAACCAGCCTCCTGCAGCAGATAAAGAAGAACAGCAGCAAAGTCCTAGGACAACACCGATAGCGGCCATATTATAATGTATGTAGATTATAATATGGGTGATTTAGTTCTTATGGCCTGTGCCTTCTCATCTCTCATGAGTTCAGTGGGAGGCGGAATCTATTTCTTCTTACAGGAAAAGGAAAATAATAGGAAAGAGGAAATCATCGCCGAAAAGAAAGCAGCACCTTACGTTACTATGTACTTCGAATGTGATTATAAAGGTGACCATGCTAAATTTGGTGATGACCCCGATTTTGAAAAAGCCGATGCATCGGTCGGAACACCTATAAAATCCATCATCGTACCAAAAGGTTTTAAAGTCATCACGTATTCGAAAAAGAACAAGGGCGGTGTTAAACTAACACTCGGAGGTCCATCCGACCAAAAGTGTACAAGCGTCCACTCGTTTGAAGTTACGAAGGAAACTGGAAATGAGATTACAATTGACACCGGAGATTGCGATCCAAGTCGCCCAGGTGGTTGTGAAGTTGATATCTTTTAATATCAATATACAGTAATATGACCGCTATCGCAATTGGTGGTGCCTTCATATCATGTATTTGTAGTGCCGTGGGTGGTGGCGGTTATTTATATGTCGAAGAGCAGAAACGTCAGGAAAGGATAAAACATGCATTAAAGGAACAGGGTGTAACCTGGTTTGAAGAGTGTAATTTTAAAGGTGGTATCGTCATGGAAAATATTTTCGAACCACCCATTGACCCTGAGGGCATCATGAGCTTGGGTTCAGTGGGAGATGCTAAATCATTTATAGTTGGACCTAATGTAAAGTTAGTCTTCTATAGAGATGAAGAGAGAACCGACGCCGTAGAAACAATCACAGTTCCCAAGAAATTTCCATGTGATATACCAAGTTATAAAAAAATAGTAATAACCCCAATTATTTAGGCCGCCATTCCCTTCTTCTTAAGGACATTTTTCAGTTCGGCCATGAGTTTCGCGCGTCGAGCGTTCACGACCGGTCGTCGTTGGGGTGGTGGAGGAGGTGGTGGTGGGGGAGGAATACCCGCACGAACCGCGGTTGGAGCAACTATAGTTTGACACACTCTGATAACTTTCTGTGCATTTTTCACACTGTTATCAAAGTTCATCCTAATTTTGGTACGAAGTTCCTTAGCTGAGAGCTTTACACGTTTACCCTTGACAGTTTTGGTCACCCGAAGACCTTGCTTCTTGGCTTTGTTTTTTAATTCAAGATACTGCATCTACTCTTGGTTGAGATTATTAAATCAATATAAAATTAGATCAAGAAAAGTTTTCAAATCACCCGTTTCAATAAGTCTGGCGTATAACATACCTTCCTGATCAAAATAAAGTGGATTTACATTCGCCCTATCAAATACATTTTTAAGTTTAATTTTTACTTTATCTAGATGCATCAATACTTTGGATAATATATCAAAATCTAGGGATTGGACACCCATACGGAATGCAACTTTGTTTACACTATATTCACCCGTATCAGTTTGAAAAAGAAAATGTTTTTTTATAAATTCTTCTATTTCGTTTCTTGGGCTAATCCCAATTTGATTTGCAATTTGTGTAATTTCCATTAGATTATCTAAACCCGCTACTAACTTTCTTATAAATTCACGCTTACCTTGTGGGAGTGACATCTTATTGTGTATAAAGATAAAAAACGCACTTACGGTATTATGAGTGAAGCACACCAGCTTAAGGTGTTAATTCATAAGATTCTTCTTCCGAGAATTCGTAAACTCGAGGAAGAACTCGCGTCATTACGAAAACATACGTGGCCGTACGTACAGAGTAAAAAGGAGTCTCATCAACTTGACGACATCGAGGCGAAGGTGGATTTTCTTAAACATCTCGATGATGACACGGTGATTGAACTTTTAAGGGTGAAGGCGAGAATATCTGGGAATACTGGTTTTCTAACTAGAGAATATGATAGTCTACAAAATAATTTTTGTTGATGTATAATAAAGATGCTTGGAAATCTGTTTAAGACGTCAGGTGAACCAATGGGTAATACTCAACTCGGTTTCACAATCGCATGTTTAATTTGTTCAGTGATGGGCCTTATGGGTATGATGAAGATACCCGTAAAATCACCTCCTATATTAGCAGCTTGTGCTCTTTCGGCATGCTGTTCTTCTAGTCAAACGAGTTCACTTATAAATGACGTACAGAAACGTGTTAAGCAGGCCACACCCGCCGAGGAACCCGTTGAGGAACCCGCAGCTTAAAAGAAATCATCAGTGCGATACATATTAACCTCAAATGAACCAGTCTTACCCAATACGGTGACTGTTTCATTTCCGTATAGCTCTTGGCATCCAATGTCTTCCATACAATCTCTCGCGTTATGTGACACTGAAACAGGATAGAGATTGTCACCACCAGTCGTAGTATAATAATGATACCTATCACGGCGTCCGCGTACCTCCTTACCATAGAGAGGGAGAGTCTCTCCATCGGGTCCCATTAGGATACCCATCTGTTGCATGTGACCAGGCTTGTATTGTTTAATAGGTGGACCCCTAAATTCAGGTTCCCTGACGGGTGGACGACGTGTCTGAACCGGTCGTGTCTGAACCGGAACAGCCACTTCCACTGGAATCTCAACAACTTTGGGGTTGTAGAACATGTAGCCTAATATTCCCACAAGTATAACAAGAGTCAGAGTCATTAATTGAATCTTTTGTCTATTCTTCATATACTTATAGGTGAGGAAAAATTTTACCAATGTATAGTATAATGCCAACTACTAAACAACTCCAGAACGCTAAGAAGAAATTAAAGAAAACTCCTAAGCCTTCAGGTAATAGCCCAAAAATACCAACGGCGGCCCTTCTCCGTCTCATCGCCGCTGATCCAAAAATTAGACGCAATAAGAACTTCATTAAACAGGTTCACCTGCTTTCGAAGAAATAGATTTTAGATCTTCATTTAGAATAACAATCGCGTTTGTAACGTATTCAAACATATCAAAAATTTCATTAGTATTGCGTCTCTCGAGTGCTTTTTTAAGTTTTTCGACATTGTACCCGAGAGAATGTTTTTCCTTTTCCATATTTTGAAGCTGTTCTTCAAAGTAATCAATTTTACCATTAATCACATTTGTCGTATGTTCCAAATTTTTATCAATTTTTTCAATTTGTCTCTCATAATATAATTTCTGTTTATTAAGGATTTGCTTCTTAACTTCGGAATCAGATTTATCAATCTGTACACTCAGCCTTCTTATTTTTTCTTCGAAATCTTCAAATTCTTCAACATAATTTGTGTGATACAAGTCACGAGTATAAATAAGTTTTTTAATTTCTGCTCTAAGTTTCGTATCCATGTTACTTTACTTTATTTTTTTTCCTTTAAGTATTTCTTTTACATCATCAAAAAATAAATCAAAATGTCCAAGTCTGTACTGAACAAATGCCCAAAGAACGAAAAACATAGTCTTTGTCATATTGTTGACCTGGTTTTCCTCCATTTTGTAAATTGGACCCACTAACCTACCCATAAAGGTCTCATCTTTGTGTTTACCCGTAACCATCATCTCCGCTTGGGTCAATGCACATGTATCGTCATTCACCGACCAATGGTAAAAAATAAAGGGGATAACCATCGAGTAAAATTCTAGGTTTCGTTTATTATTGGTGAATGGCACTATTAAAATAGCCAATAAAAATACGACATGAATCATAAATATAATATTCATATCTAATATACAATGGTAAAAGAAAAAATTGTATGGAATGATCAGCACGAAATTATATTACGACAATGGGGTGAGGCCTGTGCATGTTATAGGTTTATGCATCATAGATCATTTTTACTCTATAAAGATCTGAGTATGAAATTTACGTTACCCGTCATCGTACTTTCAACTATCACAGGAACAGCTAACTTTGCACAATCTACGTTACCTCCTAGTATTCAACCCGCTGCACCATCGGTTATAGGTGGTTTGAATTTAATTGCAGGGTTAATCGCGACTATCATGCAATTCTTAAAAATTAATGAATTGATGGAAAATCATCGAACTGCTGCGTTAGCTCATGGTCTATTATCTAGGAATATTCGACTCATGTTAGCGATATCACGTGATGAACGTAAGAAGGATGGTTTGAAATTTGTTGAGGACTGTAAGACTGAATATGACAGACTCCTCGAACAATCTCCATCAATTCCTAAACAAATAATGACAGATTTTGATAAAGAATACCCACTCGATAATATTTTTACAAAACCAGAAATTCTTAATGTGCGTTCAATTCCAATTCTCAAACTTCCCAAAACTATTGAGCCAATTGAAGCTATAACCAAGGATACACCTCTCGAGCGTGTGGGTAAATTTCTTTCTAAATCGAAAACACCACCACCAAGTGAAGTCAGTGAAGAATCTAATCTAGATGAAGTTGAGGAGATAGAGGAAGAAGAGACAGACGTCGAGCAAGGTACACCAAAAGAATAAACATGACAACATTGGTAAGAACTCCACATGCAACGTATGGTAAAATTTTCCTTTTTAAAGGTTCTACGATACGTTTATGTAGTGCGTCATTTTCGAGCACTAAATCTATGGCCTGATTAGTAAGATCATCGATGGATTCCTTCATTAAAATTATTCCACAAAAAAAAGAAGCTGAAAATACCGTGGAAACTATTCATACCAAACAGATTGAATTAATTCGTCGCTATTTAAATGAAAGAAAGAACGTATTTATATGCGGTGGGTATGGAATTGGAAAAACATATATTCTTAAAGAAGTGTTAAAAGACCTGAATCATGTTGAATTACGAACGGACCATTTGAAAAGTAAGTCACCTTTTTTGACATTTATCAAACCTTCGGCAAAATATGTATTTATTGAAGACTATGATCCAGTTTTCAAACCAATAATAGAACAGGTTTCGGATGGTAAACCATTAACCCGTGCATCGCTTGTAATAACTTCCACGAATATGTGTATGTATCCAAATTTTGAAACCGTGTTTATACCCAGACATAAACCCGAAACACTCTTGAAACTCACAAATGAAAAGGGACCCAAAGCTGAACACGCAGCGTATAGATGTAAAGGTAACATTCGCAATTTTTTCACGTATCTCGATGGATTTGATGAAATAGACGACTTTAAAACACCGAAAGAATTTATAGCCGATGTATTGTCAGATCCTAAACCTATACAAATTCATGATAGTATCGCAGAGCATGGTCATATGTGGGACATCTTTCAAGAAAATTATATTAATTCGAAAGGTGTCGATGTGGTAACGTGTACGAGTTCATTTTCCGAAGCTGATTCGTACGATAGTCATATATACAGAAGTGGTAACTGGAATCTCATGCCGTATTTCGTCTTACACGCTCTGACGATACCGAAAATATCTCTAGGTGAACCACTCGAGAAAGATAAAATTAGACCTGGTAGTTGTTGGACAAAACTCGGAAACTATAGAATGCGTAAACAAAAATACGAAGAGATAAAGAAAAAATCAAGAACGGGTTTAGGAGTTGAAGAATTGTGTCTTTTGAAGAAGTATGCAGAAAAAGGAGACCTAAGTAAACTCATTGAATATAAAATTACACCTCAAGATTTCGACGTGATCAATCACCTCGCCGTCGGAAACAACTTAAAAGCACGAGACGTTGCAAAAGTAAAGAAAGCTTTGAAGAATGTCTACGAAGGATGAAGAATCTGAAACTGAAGAATGCGTTAAGGTTATTGGGAACGAAATCCTCTTCTATGCTGACGTCGATCGGGAAAACGCTCTTGACTTCGTCGAGAAATTTAAAAAATTGGAGATCGAACTTCTTAAAAAGAAAGCTGAGCTCTTTGGGTACGAACCCCTAATTAGGGTTCATATCATGAGTGAAGGTGGAGACATCTTTGCTGGTATGACGATGATGAACACTCTCGAATCCTCCCGTGTAAAGATTATTACCATCGCCCAAGGTTCTTGTTGTAGTGCAGCCACCTTCATGCTTCTCGGTGGATCTCGACGCCTCATGGGGAAAAATGCATACGTCCTCATCCACCAAATTTCTACAGAATTATGGGGTAATTTTCAGGAACTTAAACATGAACTGAAATCAACGGATAAGTTTATGAGGATGCTCAAAAAGATGTATCTTGAAAAAACATCTATACCAGAAAAGATGCTTAAGAAACTCATGAAAAAAGACATTTACCTTTCTCCAAAAGACTGTCTCAAATATGGAATCGTTCACGCTCTTGAGTGAGTTTATTAGCGTGTCGATATAGAGCTAGTACACATAGAATTATAAATATTATACAAAACGTGTTTAAATTTAAAGGCAACGTTGTGCTTTCTGGAGGCCTAAGTCGTTCCATTCTACCGTAATTAACAACTGGTAATCCAGACATCTAATTAAAGTTGAGAAATTAATTACTCCTATAATGGAACGCCTTATCAAACAAGACAAACATAACCGCGACCGCTACATTGACATCAAAGTTGAGGACTTGAAGGATGGAACTGCAGACATCGTGAAGATCTCTGGCATTGT